TGTCGGCAGATGCCGCCAAGCGAGGGAACATCGCCATCCAGCGCATCCTGGCGCGAGCCCGCGGCAAGGTGGACGACTACGAAAAAGGCACCGGGCAGGGTATCGTCAACGACGCGGTGCGGGGTGCCACCAGTGATGGTGACCTGCGTAAAGCCGGCGCGACGGCGATGGCCGTCGAAGGCAAGCCGCGCGTTGCGGTGCAGGGCAATCAGCTGGTCGATACCGCCGGGGTGGCTGGTGTAAAGCAGACCGACCTCGGCAACGCGATGGCAGCCGACGAGCGGGCCAGCGCAGCCAAGAACAGCGCATCTGCGCGCGATGGCGGACGGGAGATAAAGACCAAGGAATTCCAGGCCCTGCAGCAGGAGCGCATCTCAATCGACTCAGACCTCAAGCGGGCCGAGGATACCTTGAAGGCCCTGCGCAAGGAGCGCCCGGCGGGCATGACCAAGGAGCAGCACAAAGCCGAGATCGACAAGATGACCGCCAAGATCGACCGATGGGAAGCGGACAAGGCCACGGTGCAGGCCCGCATCCGTGACTACACCACCGCCGAGGGTGAGCGCGGGCGCGGCAACAAGCCGCCGCCTGCAGGAACCACCGGGCGCAAGGTAGGCGAGAAGCAAGTCGTGCAATCCGGGCCGAACAAGGGCAAAACCGCTGTCTGGGACGGCAAGGGCTGGAAACTGCAATGAGCCAGTATCTGAGCGACGAAGAGGTTTTTGGCGGCGGCGGTTACCTCAGTGATGCTGAGGTGCTGGGCCTTGATTCAACAGCCGGTGCTGGCCGTGGCAGCGTCAACCCGTCCGCTGTCGTACCCCGCGCGGAACCGACCTATGGCCGCACCGCCATGGACCCCCGGCGCATGGACATCGGACCTGGGCCCGACCTGCCGATGGACGACCTGGCGCCGCAGCCTTCGATGCCGACCGGTCAGCCCACATTCAATGCCAACCCCATGCGCTCAGGCTCCGTGCTGGAGAACGAGCCCGAGGCGGTGTTTGACCGTGGCGCAGCCCTGCGCGATTCCCTGCGCGCCCGGGCAAATCCTCAACCGGCGACTTCCCGCGGGCCGGTGCGCGAGCTCAGGCCGTCCATGCCGATCGAGGACCGCAGCCTGCCGCGCGCCGCCGGTGATACAGCGCTGGGTCTGTATTCCGGGGCAATGGGCCTTGCCAAAGGTGTCGCCGACAACGTGAACGCCGGCGCCAACCCGGTCAGCAGTTTTATCGAAACCGCCCAAGCCGGGGCCCGCCGCCTGATGTCGCCCGAATTGCGCGACCAGCAGATCAAACGCGAGGCCCGCATCCTGACGGCCCAACGCAGTCAGGGGGAACTGGCCGGCGCCCGTGCGGCCTGGCAGTCCCTGTTTGACCTGCCAGCCGCCGGCTTGGACACGCTGGCGCAAGGTGCTGGCTCCCTTATCCCGACCATTGCGCTGGGCGTCGGTGGCGCATCGCCTGCTGTGCTGGCCGCTGTCAACGCTGGATCTGTGGCAGGGGAAGGGGCAGAGCGCACGGCGCGCAAGCTGCGCGAACTGCCCCCGACCGTCTGGGCTGAGGATGCCGCCTACCAACACCTGACCACGCAAGCCGGGGCAAGCCATGCCGAAGCTGTGGCCATTCTCGCGCCGATGCGTGCCGTGCCGGCCCAAGTCGCCGGTGCCGTGGCAGGCGCCATCTCCGGCCGGGTTGGCGTGGAAGGCGTCCTGACCGGGCAAACTGTGGCTGGCACCGCCCGCGCGCGCGCTGGCCGCGCCGCTGGCGAGTTGGGCACCGAGCAGTTGGAAACCGTCATTCCGGGCGCCGTGGCCAATGCCCAGATCGGCGCCGTCGATGGCAAAACCAGCTGGTTTGAAGGCCTGGGCCGGGACGTGGTTGATACCGCAGTCGGCACGGTTCCTGGCGCTGCACTCGCTGCCAGCGGCCCCAACCCCAAGCAGCCGAAGGACGAGGCGGCCCGCGCGCTGGCCGACATGCTCAATGGCGCTGGGTTCAACCCGCTGCCCGACACCATCGGCGCCAGCCTCAACCCGAACCTGACCGCGCAGCCCATCGCCCCGCGCGTGCAGGACATGCCGACCGTCCCTGTGGTGCCAAGCATCACGCGAGCCCTCGCCGAAACACCCGATGCCTCCAGCAATTCAGGTGCAGCCGACCGGGTAGCCAACATCCTCGGAGTCAACCCTGATGCCCCAGCCCCTATTCAGAATGCCCCCAATGGACAGGCCGCTGCTGGAATTCCCGCCGGACTTGATGCCGCTGGTGGAGCAGGGAATCCTGACGCCAGCACGAGCATTCCTGCTGGAAATGGACAGGGAACAGTGGGACCTGCCATGGGCGCCGGGCAACCTGGCAGCGCACCAGCTGGTGATCCTGCACCACTGGCGGCCCAGCCAGCCGCAGTAACCCAAAGCAGCGCCGCCCAACTGGAAGCCAGAATCGTTCAAGCCTTGGCGGCCACCCCCCGCGCCACCCGGCAGGATGCTGCAGGCCGCACCAGCGATGCACAGCCTGCTATCAATCCAGGGGCGGTGGGCGAAATGGACCCCGCCCAAGTGGTTGCCCCGATCGTTCCCGAAGCCAAGCAGCCCGCCACCAAGGGCGATGTGGCCGCTGTCGTGGACAAGGCCGTCACCGCCATTGTCGGGCGCGACAGCGTGCCCATCAACGAAGGCGGAAAGCCATTCAAGACCCGCGCAGCCGCAGCCACACAAAGGGCGCTGCAGCCGTCCATGCGCGTAGTGCGGGTTGACGGCGGATTTGCCCTGGCCCCCAAGACCGAGAAACAACTGGCCGCCGAGGAAGCAGCCTCCAGGCGCCTGCGCAACCCGCAGACCAGCCCCAAGGGGGAGCCCATCCCTGCGCACGCATTCATTGCGGCAGAGGGTGGACTGCGCCGGCAGGAGATGGCCGGGGCCGGGTTTGACGTGAACCCGAAAGTGGGAAACCGCAGTTTGTTCGCTGGGCAGGGCAAAGGGCTGACCATAGAGCAGGCCACCCAGGCGCTGATTCAAGAAGGCTACCTGGCCGAAGGTGCAAGCCACAGCCAAGCCTTTGACCTCATCCGAAAAAGCGTGACAAACCCGCAGTACACCCCGGATGGCTGGGAACGAATTGCCGAGGCTGAGCAAGAAGCCCGCCGCCTGGCCGCCCAGGACGCCCTGCGCGAGGACGTGCAGGACGTGGCTGAAGAAATCCAGGAATTGACCGACGACGAACTGGAGTTTCTGGACGAGAACGACGACAATATTCTTGACGTCTTCGGTTCTGGCGTGCCCATGACGGAAGAGGATGCAGACCGCATTTTTGGAGCCTATGTTGATGAAACCGAAGCACAGCCCCGAACTGGTGAAAGTGGGCCGCAAGCTGGCCAAGATGCCGCCGGAAGTACGCCGCCGGGTGATCGACCGCGAGATCGTGCGGCGCAGCGAGAAGAAGGCGGCGACGAAGGCCTGACCGCCCCCACCCAGCAGGACGTACTCGCCCAGCAAGACCGCCGCGAGCAAGCCGAAGACCTCGACCAGCGCGAGCAGATCCAGCGCGAAGCCAGCGGGTTCCAGCTGCAGGCCCAGGCACCAGAGCAGCGCAAGGACAACACCGGGGATATGTTCGGTGGGCCGACGGTGGACGACTTCCAGAAGTCGATGGAGCGCAGCCGCAAGCCAGGCGCTGCACCGGAAGGGCCGGACCTGTTTGGCGCAGAGCCCGCCGCCGCGCCCGCAGCACCGGCCAAGGCCATCGAGGATGCCGGCGAGAAGATCGGCGGCGCGCGCAAAGACCGATGGCGGGAGCGAGGGCTCGACCTCGAAGACCTGGAAGGGATGTCCGAATCCGAAGGCGCCGAGCTGGCCACCAAGGCCAACGTCTGGAAACCGGACTACGAGGCCATGGCCGAAGCCGCTGAGCCCGTCACCGCCGCGATGGTCAAGACGGTGTACGACCAGCTCGCCGCGCAGCCGAAGAAGAACACCCCCGCCGGGCGCCGCAACTACGTCACCATGATGCAGGCCGTACGCAAGGCGTACAGCGAGGCAAAGACCCCCGAGGACGTGAAGCAGGCCGGAGCCAAACTCAAGGCCGACATTGGCCTGTATTCCACTGACGACACCGTGAAGACCAAGGCCCGCGAGGTGCTGTTTTCCGTGTACAAGGGCCGCAGCGACCCGTTCGTACTGGGCTACAACGAACTGTCCAAGGCCAAGAAGATGGTGGAGGACGGTTTCCCGGCAAAGGGCGAGCCCTGGAAGAAGCGCCTGTATGTGCGCGCGCAGACCGGCCGAGGCCTGACGCCGCGCGGGCTTGAGGTCGTAACCAGCGAATCCGCTTCGCTGGGCACGCCGCTGACGCCCGAGCAGATCGCCGCAGGGTACTTCCGCATCAGCACCAAGGACGGCCGTGCCGTCGGGTACGCGCCCACCAAGGAAGACGCCGAAGCCACGGCCAAGACCATCTACGAGCGCGACCTGAAAAAGGGCGCAGCCGACAAGCCGGAGCCGCTACGCCCCAACCTTGACCGGCTGGAGCGCGAGAAACTCCCCAAGCGTATTGACCGGGACGTGACAGCTGATGACTTCGTGAAGGACTTTGGCTTCAGGGGCGTGGAGTTCGGCAACTGGGCCGCGCAGGACGAGCGCCAGCGCATCATCAACATGGCCTACGACGGCCTCATGGACCTGGCCGAGATCATGGGCGTGCCGCCGAAGGCGATGAGCTTGAACGGCACGCTGGGCATGGCCTTCGGCGCGCGCGGGGGCGGCCGGTTCGCGGCCCACTACGAGCCGGGCAAGTTGGTCATCAACATGACCAAGATCAACGGCGGCGGCAGCATGGCGCATGAATGGGCGCACGCGCTGGACCATTACTTCGGCGAGCTGAACCAGAAGGACGCGTACACCACCAGGGCGCGCGGCGCTTCCGGCTGGTATGACGAGCAGCAGTACCGGGGCGCGCCCATGAACCGCATGGAGAAGGACGCCGAAGGCAAGTGGGTGAACGTGTCGAAGCTGCGCCTGGACAACATGCGCCCGGAAATGGCCCAGGCGTTCGACAACCTGATGTCGGCCCTGTTCAGCGGCCAGGAGACCAAGGCCCAGGCGGTGCGCAGTGAGGAACTGGCCATCGAGCGATACCAGGCGCTGGCCGACAAGGAAACCGACCCGCAGATGAAGGCCGCTTACCAGCGCGGTGTTGAGGCCCGCCAGAAGGGCCTGGAAGAACTGCGCAAAGACCCTGACGACAAGACCTATCCGAAGGGCCGGTCGATGTACGCAGGTGAAGCGCAGAAGCTGGTGGGCAAGTCAGCCACCGGCTACTGGACCCGGCCCACGGAAATGTTCGCCCGAGCGTTTGAAAGCTGGGTGTTCGACAAGGTGGCGGCAATGGGCGCGCGCTCCGACTACCTGGTGCACGGTGTTGAAGAAGACCGCTTCGCTGGTGGTGACTACAAGGGCAACCCGTACCCCACCGGCACCGAGCGCGCCAGCATCAATGCCGCATTCGACAAGCTGGCTGCCACCATCCAGACCAAGGAGGGTGATGACGGCAAGGTGGTGATGTTCAGCCGCCGCAACGACACGCCGGTCACGATGCCGCCGGTCGTCATCGGCAGCACGCTGGGTTCTGCCACCAGCCACCCCGACTATCCCGCAGCGAAGACGGGTGACGTGGAGGCCGCCGCACGCCTGGCCAAAGCCACCGTGACCCCGGGCCTTGTCGCGCGCACGAAGGAACTGCTGGCCGGCCGCAAGCCTGTCGTGATTCCCGTCGCTGGCATTGAGTCCGGCGGCATCAACATGATCCCGCAGGCCGCTGGCACGGCGCTGGCCAAGCAGCTGGGCCTGACTGTGGACGGCGGCATCGTGCAGGTCATGCGCGCCGAGCGTACGAAACTGCAGGGGCTGGACCGCGTGTTCCGCCAGCCCGAGTTCGACGGCCCCGTGGTGGCCGGCCAGCAATACCTGCTGGTGGACGACACGCTGACCCAGGGCGGCACCCTGACGGCGCTGGCAAGCCACATCCGCCAAGGTGGCGGCCAGGTGGTGGGGGCTGTTGCGTTGACTGGCAAGCAGTACAGCGCGACAATGCAGCCTTCGCGCGAAACCCTCACCAAACTACGGACCAAACATGGCAGCATCGAAACCGAATTCCGAGCCGCAACCGGCTACGGCTTCGACGCGCTCACCGAGTCCGAAGCTCGATACCTTGCCGCCTATGAGCCGGCTCAATCCGTCCGAGATCGCATCGCTGCGGAGCTCGAACAACGACGCTCTGAAGAAGCTGGACAAGCTGCTGGCCTGAGCCGGGCTGACGCCCAAACCGCTGTTGACGCCCTCAAGGCCGCCGGCCTGCGCAAGCTGGTGCTGGCGGACACGATCGAGCAGCTGCCGGACACCGGCAAGAAGAAGATCAAGTCCGAAGACGCCCAGGGTGTGCGCGGCATGTACGACCCCGCCACAGACACCGCCTACCTGGTGCGCAGCAACATCGCCAGCCGCGACGAAGCCATGTTCGTGGGCCTGCATGAGGCATTCCACCGCGGCCTTCGCAAAACCTTCGGCGCCGACATCGAACCCGTGCTGGACCTGCTTTACGAAGGCAACGCGAGTGTTCGCCTCAATGCCGATGCGTTCATGCGCACCCATCCCACCGTCGACCGGTACGAGGCCATCGAGGAGATCCTGGCCGACCGCGCCGGGCGAGGCCAAACCGGTGACATCAACGGCTGGGCCAAGCTGCTGGCGTTCCTGCGCGATGCGCTGGGCAAGATCGCCAAGGCCATGGGCGTCAAGGTAGAGTTCACCGACGCGCAGATTACCGACCTGGTGGCGGGCGTGCGCCGGGCGGGGATGCAGGACGAGGTGCATGTGGAGTCTGGCGCTCCGGTATCCCGCAGCCGACCGAAGGCCACCATCACTTTCGCCACGCCGATCACCGGCCCATCGGGCAAAAAGCTGACCGCCTACACGTGGCAGTGGAAGCCCATGGAGTATGTCGATCGCACTGGCGAGGATCGCGTGGCGCGTATCTCAGATTGGGACAAGTCGGAGACAAACGCCGAGACCGGCCGCGATGTGGTGCACCAGTTCGTGGTTGATGGACAAGTCGTGTCGCTGGAAACCGCTGCGAAGTTGTTGGGCTACGACAAGGCTCCGGCCGAAATGAAGGCGACGGCATCGGCGGTGAAGACGCTGGCCCGCCTGCGGATGCAGCAAGCCGAAGTAACCAGTGCGCTGGAAGCCTTTGACGCTGATCGTGCCGAGGTGCAGAAACTGGACCGTCCCGAAATCACCGGCCCCGATGACAAGAGTTGGTACCACATGGGGGACGCCCGCGTGCGGCAGGCTGAGCCAGGGCAGATGCGTGACGAGCGCCGTCGGGTGCTGGTGGAAAACTGGCAGAGCAACCGATTGGGTGATCGCGGCTGGAGGGGTGGAGACATAGCTGGCGAAAGCCTACGCCGTCAGCAGCAGGACCTGCAAGACCGCATTGCACGTGCAGAAAAGAAGGTGGGCGTGGCAAATGTCAGTGGGGAGCGCAACCGTGGCACCTTTGACCCCAAGGACCCCGACATCAGGTTCAGCCGGACGCAACCCACCGCCACTCCTGCCAAGAACGCAGCCCGCTCCATCTGGTTCGATGAGACCGGGCGCCTCCAGTTCGCCCCCGGCGCTGCCGTGAACCGCTGGCTGGCAGACGGCATTGTCGGCAAGGCCCTGTCCCGCGCCTACCTGCGTACCGCATCCCCTGCAATGCGCAAGCAGTTGCGCGCCATGAAACTGACCGTCCAGGCCGCTCAGGACAAGGCCGTGGAAGTCGCCAAGGCGGCGCAGGAAATGCACCCGGACGAGCGGGCCATGGTCTCGGACGTGATCGAACAGGAACTCGCCGCCGGCACCACGCCGCCTGCCGAAGTGCTGCGCATGGCCTCCGTGATGAACACCGCCATGGCCGAACAGACGCAGGAACTGATCGACCTGGGCATGCTGACCGCGGAATCCGCCGCGCGCTGGAATGGCAAGTACCTGCCGCGCTACTACGGCAAGAGCCTGGGCAAGACGGTAGAAGCCGCCTGGGAAAAGGCTGTGCGCACGCTGACCCGCAAACCATCGGCCCTGACGGGTATCAAGGGCAAGCACCTCAAAGGCCGCGGCCTGTACGCTACCGCCTTCGCCAACGAGGTGCAGGACTGGCTGGACCTGGGCTACGAAATCCGCGATGCCGACCTCGACCCCGCCGTCAAGACCGCCGCCGACGTAGCCGCCCTGGTCAAGAGCCGCAAGCTCAAGGCGCGCGACGGTGTGCAGGTCTGGCGCGACTTCACCCGCGATGAGCGGGACAACATGGGCGAGATCCGCGATGCAGCGCTTCGCTTCACCCTGGGCTACATGGAGACCCAGCGCGACATCGCCCTGGGCCGGATGTTCGAGGCCATGGCCGCCGACCCGGAGTTGTCTTCCAAGACCGAGACCGAGCAGCACACCCATCGCGTCCCGGACGGCACACGGGAGGGCTCCGGTGCCAAGCGGTACGGCAAGTTGTCCGGCCGGTACATCAGCCGCGACGACTTCAGCCAGTTGGAGAACGCCACCGGCGTCGATAGCGAGGTGTTCAAGGCGTACAAGGATGCACTGGCCGTCTGGAAAGAAGGGAAGACGGTGGCCAACCCTGTCGCTCACTTCAACAACGTCGTGTCGAACATGACCATGGCGCACTTCGCCGGGGTCAGCTACTGGGAACAGCACAAGTACATCGGGGCCCTGTACGACTTCGCCACTGGATCCCCGAAGGTCAAGGAGGCGCGTGAGGCCGGGCTGTTTCTGGGCACGGTTTCCGACGAGGAACTGCGCGGCATGCTGCCCGAGGAACTGCGCAAATTGGTGGTCAAGACCGAGAGCTACGGCCGCAAGCTGGGGCGCTCAACCATCAGCGTGATGATGCTGGGCCTGCGCAGCCCGCTGAACAAAGCGTACAAAGCCGAAGACCTGTTCTACCGCTACCTGATCTGGAAAGACGCCACCAACCGCGGCATGGACGCCGAGGACGCTGTGGACTATGCCCAGCGCTTCATTTTCGACTACAGCGACCTGCCGAAGACGGCGCGCTGGATTCGGGATGCGGCGATTCCGTTTTTCAGCTACACGTACAAATTTGTCCCGGCCTTCGTGTCAACCGCCCTGACGCACCCCACGCGCCTGGCAGCACCGGCCGCTGTGCTCTGGGGCCTGCAGGCGATGGCCTATGCGATGCTGGCATCTGGCGACGAGGACGACGACGAGGGCGTGCTCAAGGCTGTATGGCAATCCGTCACCGATCCAGCCCGCCGCGAGAAGGCTATCGCACTGGCCAAGGAAGAAGGCAAGAACCTGCCCGAGTGGATGAAGGGCAAGACCGCGCTGGGCACGCCGCGCGCCATTCGCCTGCAAAACGACAAGGACACAGGCCTGCCGACTTTCATCGATGTGGCGCGCGTGGTCCCTGGCGGCGACATTTTCGATGTCAATGCCAATGCCGGCGGGATGCCATTCTTGCAGTGGATGACCCCGAACAATCCGCTGCTGACTTCCTTTGGGGCGATGTTCCTGAACCGCGACGCATTCACTGGACGCGACATCGTGGACAAGGGCATCGACACCGACGGCGAGGCCGCGAGCAAGCGCGGGGCCTGGATGTGGAAGCAGTTCACCCCGGCCATCACAGCAGGCAGCTACCACTGGGAGCGGATGATGCAGGCCGCTGCAACCGCCAACGGCGGGGAATTGCCAGCGTGGGTGCCAGACCTGCTGGGCGGTGACTCCACCGGTGTGGGCAAGGATGGCGTGGCCGTCACGCCGGGCCGCGCGGCGCTCAACACCATCGGCATCAAGATCCGTCCGATGGACCTGGACCGCAGCGAAGCCATCGAGGAAAGCCAGAAGCAGCGGTTGATCCGCGAGATAGACGCCCGTGTGCGTAGCCTGCAACGCCAGCACAGGAATGGCGCCATCAGCGACCGTGCGCTGGATGCTGAGCGGGACCTGGCCGCGGAGAAGAAAGACCGCCTGCGCGACGGCAAGGACGTTGACGGCAACGCGATCGACTGAAAGAGAAACGGCTCCCGAAGGAGCCGCTTCCGCCGTCTGCATGTGCCCCGCCAGTGTGCACCCATTGGAGGCGTTCGAGGTCTTCGCCGGCACTGTGGTCCGTTCGCGCGCTTTACCCCTCATCAGGGAGGTGGAGGGACTTCGACCCGTACCCCTAGCCTCCGGCGAATCGCCGGCATTCTGGTGCTTTGAACTACCACTGTAGGCGCGCGACGCTCAGCAAGGCCATTGTGCCACCGACCAGGCCGCGCCCTACTGCCCCAGATAGACCTCTCGCGTGGGGCAAGTGAAGGCGGCTGACTTGAGCGTCGTATCGCGCCACACGAAGCAGGTCTGCCGCTCCTTGATTCCGTCCCGTGCCAGCGGGATGTCCAGCACCAGCAACTGACCGCCATCAAGGTCATGCCGAAGAATGGCGGGCGGCTGCGCGGCAAACGCCTGCGCCTTGGCGTCCCGCTCAACCCGTAGTTGCTGACGCGCGGCATCTCCGGCCCTGTCATCACAGGCCGCCAGCAACACCACCACCAGGGCAAGAGCACGCATCGGCGCAGTGTACACGCGGCACATCCACAAGGGCGGGCCTGTTCGGGCCCCGAGCCTAGCTCGACGGCATATATGCCACGCGTGGCGCAAGAGGGGAAGGTTTTTACCTTCGGTTCTAGGCAATGTTGCCGGCTCCGCCTCTGCGCCAAAAGCGCATGCCGTACACCTGATGACCACCTCTACGGAGAACCTGACCGACGAAGACCAGATGGCAGCCGCCCTGAGCGAGATCCGCAGCGCCCGCGCTGAAGACCCCGCCACAGCAGCCACCTCTGACGCGACCCAATCTGCCGCCGCACCGGCCGCAGCTGACGCCGCTACGACGAAGGACAAGACGGTCACCGCCGACGACAAGAAGCCCGAGGCCACCCCTGCCGCCGACAAGGCCGCCGAGGAAACCCCGGAGCAACGGCTGGCAAAAGCCCAGGCCGAACTTCACCGTGTGACGAGCGAGATTGGCCGGGTCAACGCCCTGAACCAAAAAGCCGCGCGCCTGGAACGTGAGAAAGCCGACCTTCAGCTGCAGTTGCAGGAGGCAAAAACGCCCCCGAAGACCGCTGAAGAAGCAAAGGACCGTTTCGCAGACCTGGCCGAGCAGGTGAAGGAATTTCCCGAACTCACGCGCATCCTGAAGGTTGTCGGGGATGCGCTCACCGAAGTTGAAGGCAAGGTCCATTCGACCGCCAAAGCCGCCGCCCAGGAGGTTGTCGAGCCCCTGAAGCCGCTGGCTGACGAGCGACAGGACCGGATCACCCAGGAGCAAGCCGCCGCTGAACAAGCCGCGAGTGAAGCCCTGCTGGCCGTGTATCCGATGGACACCGTCAAGGCGGTAGTCAAGACCGACGACTTCAAGAGCTGGATCAGCAAGCAATCGAGCGCCCTGCAATTCGCCTTCCACAAAGGCCAATCCGCACTGGACGCCAAGGCTGTGCTCGACAGCTACGACGCCGACCTGCGCCGCGCTGGAAAACCTTCTATCGCGGTAACCAAAACCGAGTCGGCCGCTGGCGCCGGCGCTGAAACCACCGGCAAGGCCGGCGAACCCACGAAGAAGGACACCAGCCGCCTCGAGCGCGCTGCTGGCCTGCCGTCTCGCACCAGTTCAGCCGCCTCGCGCGGCGCACTGCCTGCCGAGGACGACTTCGACGGTTCGCTCGCGCACTTCCGGGCTCAGCGCCTGGCCAGACAGCGGGCGGCTCCCCCGCTTTAAGGAATCGAGATCATGACCGTTTACGGTGACATCACCCCCCGCACCGCGGCCTACGCCGTGGACAAGATGCTGGAGCGCGCACAGCCCCAGCTTTGCATGGCCCGCTTTGCCGTGCTCACGACCGTGCCCAAGGGCAAGACCAAGGTGGTCAAGTGGGCGCGCTACGGCCGCCTGGCTGCCAGCACGACCCCGCTGGCCGAAGGTGTGACGCCCGCCGGCTCCACCATCCTGCGCACGGACGTGACCGGCACGCTGGACCAGTACGGCCAGTGGGTTGGCCTGACCGACGTGATCATGGACACGCACGAAGACCCGGTGCTGACCGAGTACAGCGAATCCATGGGCGAGACCGCTGGCCAGTCGCAGGAGCTGATCGTCTACAACGCGATCAAGGCCGGCACGAACGTCAGCTACGCCAACGGCACGTCCCGCGGCGGCATCACCTCGGTGCTGAATTCGACGCAGACCCGCAAGGCCATCCGCTCGCTCAAGCAGCAGGACACCAAGCCCCTGACCATGATGCTGTCGGCCTCCGACGGCGTGGGCACGGCGCCGATCCCGCCTTGCTTCGTGTGCTTCGTGCACCCGAACGTCGAGATGGACCTGCAGAACACGTCGAACTTCGCCACGGGCTACACCCGTGTGCAGAACTACGGCACGTTCAAGCCGCTGTCGGACGCTGAGATCGGCTCGTTCGAGAACATCCGCTTCATGGCCTCGACCCTGTACACGCCGTTTGCCAACGCCGGCGGCGCGCTGGGCTCGAACCTGGGCGGCACCGCCACCGACGTGTATGCGTCCATCGTTGTCGGCAAGAACGCCTACGGCACGGTGAACCTGGCGGGCTCTGGCAACGGCCTGATGCCCATCGTGTTCAACCCGAAGGTGTCTGACTCCGACAAACTCGGCCAACGCGGGCACGTTGCCTACAAGATGTGGGCCCTGGCCGTCATCTTGAATGACGCTTTCATGATCCGCATGGAGCACGCCGTCACGGCGTAACAGCGAGGGGGCCGCAGCGCCCCCTCTGCCCATCCCCCCCCCATTCACGGCACTTCTCTTAAGGAATCATCATGCCGACCAATACCAGCACCGTCACCCAGTCCGAAGGCGTATCCAACCGCGCTGTCGGGCACTTCGTCACCACGTCGGCATCTGCCGTCGCGACCTCTTTCACCGTGGGCTTTGTGCCCCGGATCGTGCGCCTGCACAACATCACCGACCGCATCAGCGACGAGTGGTTCAAGGGTATCGACGAGAGCGCGATCTACGCCGCCCTCAACGGCATCCTGGCCAAGCTCGATTCCGACGGTGGTGTGACGCCTACCGACTTCGCGGCGACCTGCGCCCCGGCCGGCGCCTCCCTGGCGCAACTGGAGACTTCGCTTGAGCTGCTGACCGCCAAGCTGGACGCATCGGCCGGCGTGACGGACACCAACTACGCGGCCCTGTGGAACATCCCCAGCGGCACCTCGCCGACGGCCGCGCTGCTGAAGGCGTCCATCAACGGCATCAACGCCAAACTGGACGCTGACGCCGGTGTCACCGATACCGACTACGCCGCGACCTGGAACGTGGTGGCCGTGTCCCTGCACACGGTGGCCAACGGCACCCGCACCTTCGACAAAACCAACGGCATCGTTGTCGGCGACGACGGCACGTTCACCCTGACCGCCACCACGATGGTGGCGTCCAAGGTGTTCAGTTGGGAAGCGCTGGGCTGATCGAGGGCCCAAGACATGGGCGGGTCGTAACAGGCCCGCCCAATTTTTCAACCACAGGAGCAACCATGGCAAAGAACAGCACCGCACCCATCGACATGCCCGTCACCAACAGGAACAGCGGCGTCACGGGTGACGGCGACACGGCGGATATGAAGGTCAACGTCCAGCAACACGAGTTTGGCGGCAAGACCTGCGAGATCAAACTGTACAAGTCCGCCGACCCCAAGCTCAAGGAGCAGTTCTTCGGCATCAACAACTACCAGATCACCATCCAGTTCGACAAGTGGGTGCGCGTGCCTGTCGAGATGGCCGATCACATCGAGTCCCTGATCGAGACCGTGCGCGAGCCGGACCCGGAAAAGCCGGACGACGAGGACGCCTACATCTTCGCCGACAAGCAG